GGCAAAGGCAAACAATAATTTCTGCATGGTTTCCCCTTTCGGAAAGCGTCGGAATTGACGCCAATCAGCCTTAGCCATTCGTAATTATTACGTCAAGGCTGCAAATTCGCTTTTCAATGGAAATGCAACGCCAGAAAATAACCAATTGCGAACCATGCGATGAAGCCCGGCCAGCCATCGGTGCAGGCAATCATGAGCAGGGTCATTATTACGATTCCGGTCGTCATGCTTGCAAATCCTTTTCGGTCGATTCGGTTTTGATCATCAGGTTGAGCAGCATCGCGACCACGCGCGGCACCGGCCAGCTACCGGCAATCCAGCCGCGCACGGTGCGATCGCTGACCTTGATGGTCCGGGCAAAGCCGACCTGGCTGAAGCCGGTCGCGTCCAGCGCGGCCTGCATTTGCGTGCCGTTCATGGGTTTTTGTTTCATTATGGATTACCTGAGCTGCGAAAGGTGAAATTGAATCGTTAACAAATGCTCTTGTGCCCGGTCTGCATATTCACGAGCGCTTTTGATTAACCCCGGCAGCGGACCATCTTCCGGCGCCATAGACCCCATAACGGTGAGGGCGCAGTCGAGTGATGCTAAAGAAAGGCTTAGCTTCTCAGTCGCCGTTCTATCTTTTGCCATCGGTCGATTCCTTCAGTCGGTTGATGAGCCGCAACACGGTCGTGCCTTGCCACGCATTGCCTTCACTGGTTTTGATACCGCGTTCGTTGAGATGCGCTGCGATCTTTCGTGATGACAGATTGAGGACCGGAGTAATTTCGCTGCGGAGAGATTCGGCGAAGATGCGCGCGTTGACGGCGTTGGTCTGGATTTCCTGCGGATTGCCAAGCCGCTTGCCCCGGCCTTGCGCGGCTGTCAGTGCGTCCTTGGTGCGCTTACTGATCATGCGGCGTTCCTGCTCGGCCAATGCCGCATAGATGTGCAGCATGAACGGATCGGCGTTGACGCCCAGCTCGGTGACGATGAACGGCACGCGTTGCGCCATCAATCCGGCGATGAAAGCCACATCACGCGACAGCCGGTCCAACTTGGCAACGATGACCGGGCATTTGGCGGCCCTGGCAGCTGCCAACGCGGCCTGGAGCTGCGGCCGCATTTCCAGGGTGTCGCCCTTGCCGGTTTCGATCTCGACAAAGGGCGGACTGATCCTGAAGCCTTCGACCTCGCAGAACCTGCTGATGGTGGTCTGCTGCGCCTCCAGGCCAAGGCCGGAGCGGCCCTGGCGCTGCGTCGAGACGCGAATGTAGGTAATGGCGGGTTTCATCGGTCGCGCTCGATGATCCGATAGCGCACCGCGCGACGCCGATAACCGCCACGGCATTGCATTGGCTCAACGGCGTTCCATTTCGTATCGTGCGTTGAAATGGTGTACCAGGAGCCGTCGAATTGCAGAGCTTGCAGAATAAACATTTTGGTTTCCCCTTGTTTGCCCAAATCGGACAAGACTCACTATAGGCAATGGCTGCCTAGCGGTCAATACAGTTAAGAAAAAGCCCGGCACAATGGCCGGGCTGAGTGTCTGTGGATCAAGCACGTTTCGGCAACTTGTAGGCAATTTCCTCGTCGGTCAGGTCTGATAACGGTACCGAGTGCGTTCCACCTTCGCGCAACACCAGAATGCATGCTTTGCCGTCGATCTTGCCCTTGAAATCGGCGTGGGTATTGCGCCAGATGGCGAGAAGTTTTTCCTCGCGCGTCACTGGATTAGCCAAGCGGGCTTCGCGAGCCTCGATGATGCCGACCTCCAAGGGCAGGATTTTTCCATTTGCCTTGTCTTCGGCACGGGCGCCATCATAGGCAAGCTTCATGGCGACCCATTGGTTAAGGGTTGATCGACCGGCTTCCGGTACGCCTTCGAAATACTTGTCTTTGAAGGCTTGAGCCTCGGCACCATCAGAATATTCGGACAGTCCGGCCCAGCTAACATGCTCCTGGTCGTCCAGATACATCGCCGCGCCGAACTTGTAATAGGTGGAAGCTTTAGGCTTGTTCCAGACATCGCCGCGCTTGGGGTTCGTGGTTTGCGAGACAAAGCGAAAGCCGTGCCTGGGATGAAATTCGAGCCAGTAGCGGATTTTGCAGCGCAACGAATACCCATAAGGATAATCATCCACTACAAAGGCGGTTTCGGGTGAGACGTGACCGGATAGAATTTTCATTTGGTTTCCCCTTGATCGAAACGGCGGAATGCCGCTTCTAATGCCCTAAACCCGGTGAGCGTTTCCGCTGCCGGGTGTAGGTCTTAGTTGGTTAGATCAGACTTGCGAGAATGAAGGTTCCGACGAATGCGAGTGCCAGCGACAAGCTAAAGTCGATCACCATTGCGGATAACGCTTGCGGTACTGTTCATCGGCCCAGCGATCGATTGCCTTGGCCTGCCGCTCGTATTCCGCAGCTGTCATCGAATTGGAGTGCATGTAACGGTGATCGAGATCGTCGAACATGCGCTCGACGCGGCACTCAATTTGCTGTTCGGTCATTTCGGTTTCCCCTTAGCGAAGCACTGGGATAGCGCTTCTACTGCCTCAAGCCCGGTAAGCTTTGCAGCTGCCGGGCGTAAGGCGATGTTGGCGAGATCAATCGGCGTTTTCGCAGCCATATTCCTTGGCGTATCGTGCCAAATCAGAAAGCAACTCGGTTTTGGTTTGGTAGAACGGGCCAATCGCGGCGTTCGTCTCGGCGTCAACTATTCGCCAAAGATTAGCAGCGTGTTTCTCGTAACCTAGTTCCCTGAATCTCGTGTTGCGCATTTGATTTCCCCTTGTCGCGCTTGATTGCGCCTGACTACATAAATAGGAAATCACAGCCTATGTCAACGGATGGCGTAATGATTACGGAAAAGAATTACGTCCTTAATGATCACGAATTGTTACAGCGCGAGGTGAAGCTGCTGCGGCGTGACCTGCGCTCGGTGTATACGCAGCTCTATTCCCTGGTGGAGCGGGTGAGGCTGCTCGAGGCTATCCCTCGACATGACGAGGACAACGAGACGCTCGGCGCCATCCGGGACTACCTGCGCATCAACGAGGATTACCCGCCGCAAGCCGTCTCCTTCATTGAAAGCCGACTACCAGCCGAATGGCGCGAGCTGATCAGCTTTCACGGAAGTGGCAAGGTCTTCCCTCTATTGGCAGCCAACAAGAGCGTCCTCGACGCAAGAGAGCAGCTGAATGGCCCCGTTTAAACAGGTCCGGGTTCCTGCACACCTCGCTGATCCTAATTATGGGGCCGGACGGCCTAGCCTCTACCGTCCCGAATACTGCGACCTGGTCATAGAGAAAGCACGCGACCTCGGCTTAAGCATAACGGCATTCGCCGGTGTGATCGGGGTTGGGAGAGAAACCATCTATGGATGGATAAAAGCGCATGAAGAATTCTCGGACGCGTGTTCCCGCGCCAAGACTGCGCGCGTGCTTTGGTGGGAATTGAAGCTCGGCAGAAGCCGCAAAGGTGCTGAAACTACTGCAAGTATTTTCGCTTTGAAGAATGCAGCACCGGATGAATGGCGCGATGTCAGACACACGGAACATACGCACGCGATAGCGCCAAGAACGCTCACCGATGCGCAGCTGGAAGCCATTGCAGCCGGTCATTCGCCTTCGGATGTCGGCATTATCGATGGATCGGCGACCAGGTTAGGCGAGAAGTGAGACACTCATACCAACGTTAGCGTGTGGCATCGCACTGCACAATGAGAATTCAATGGGTTAGACGGCAGTTTGTTTCGTCGGAACCACCCGGAGGGGGGAAAAATCCTCGGGGCAAGCATGCTTATTTATACAACCCCCCCTGCAATTCCGCGCTGTTTTTAAACTTCGCGCCCTACAAACCCGCCGCTTTCCAGAGCTTCGCCCTTTGCAATTCCGCGCTGCTAACAGGGTGCTAACAGATGGACAAGGAAACGCAGTTACGGGCATTGCGTGAGCTGACGGGTGCTAACGCTAGTGCTAACACAGCTAACAAGGCTGCTAACAGCGATGCTAACGCTGCTAACAAACCGGATGTTAGCAAGCCGGCTCGCAGTTGCGATGCCGCCGACGATATCGCGGTGATGAAGTATCTGGATGGTCTGAGGCGCAAGGCCACGTCAATCGAGGAAGTGGATGTCATCGATGCGATCGTGAAGGCGCTGTTTTACGAGGGGGTCAACAAAGTGACCGGGCGTGTCCATGGCAGGCCGTCACCGCTGAATGACCAGGAGAAGTCTCCTGAGACCGGACAAGAACCCGAAGAGAAACCGAAAACTGACAGAAATGCTTATCAGCGCGAGTACATGCGCAAGCGCCGGGCGGCTCAACAAGGAGGCTGACATGCAGGTGGTCTTGACGGTGAACGTTCCGCAGGCTCAGGCAAACCAGCCGCAGGCCTTGATCGCGGACCGGATGCAGAAGGCGGCTGACAAGCTGGTGTTCTGGAATGCGGGTCCGCCGACACCGTTGACGGTGGTGGATGCCCAGGGCAACACGCTGTATTCCTGGGTGGTGACGGCGACATAAAGCTCATTGGTATTGTTGCAGATCGCCGCTGGCTTTCAGCATCTTGTGGACGGCGCAGCAGCGGCCCGCCATTTCGACGGCATCACCATTGGTGATTTCGACCAGCACCGAGAACACCGCTGCGAAAACGTGCAGACGGTCTGGTTCCGGCAGCTCGCCCAGTCGTTGCACGATGTCGTTGACGGCATCGGCCTTCTCCCTGGCATTCATGGTTTCCCCTTTCCCTAGGATCACAGGATGTGCTTCACGCTGGAATG